TCACGGCGGTGGCGGGTTTGTATGATCGAACTGCCACCGCTGCCGCTGCAGGCTCTCAATCCCTTCTCGCGCCGACCACACCTCGGCAATGACCTGACCCACATACGTGGTCGTCAGGGTTGCTGTTGTGCCGCTTACGCCTGTTTGGCTGGCCAGTACTGCGCTGGTATCGGCGCGCAGCAGGCGACAGCTGTAGGTGGTGCCAGCCTCGGGGCCGATGCTGCCCAGGGTGGTGTCGATCAGTTGGTCGGCCTGGCCGAGCCTATCGCGGTGGGCCCAAGCCAGTACCACGTCGCCATCAATGCTGGCGGGCCAGCTGCTGCCGCCGATGGTGAACTGTGCCGGCGGATACGGCCGACCCTGGCGCCCAACCAGCGCCAGGCTATCAGTGCCAGCCAGGCCAGGGTCGAGCTGGCCGATGCTGGTGTTGGTCAGCAGCCTGGCCTGCATTGTGACGCCCGAGGAGTACTCGGTCTCGTCGGTACCCTCGAACGTGTCGTAGAACCACACCCGCGCACCTGCCGCATGCTCACGCGGGACGGTATCGGCGCAGCCTCGGCCGAGGGTGATCGCGCCGGTAACCAGATCGATCGCATCCACCCGCACGATCTCGTCATCGAGGAGCGCCGCCTGCCCGAGAGTGACGCGATCCAAATCGAGGCCGCCAGTCAGGGTGGCCGAGGTGGCCGAGATACTGAGCGCACCCGCCAGCTGTGCGGTCGGGCACCAGTCGGCAATGCCGCGATCGATGAACGATCCGCTCGTACCTGGCCGAGTGGTGAGGTTGTAGCTCAGCGATAGCCCGGTGGGCTTGACCGCCAGCGTCGACAGCCAGGCCGCCGTCACGTCCACCAGGGCCAGGTTGGCTGGATCGATAAGACCAGCCAGCTCGCGATATGGTACCTCCATCAGCCGACGCAAGCTTATCGCCTGCGGGGTGCGATCGGGTGGCACATAGCCGCTGGGCGGTACCGCGACGAACGACGCCGAGGGCAGCCCGAATACGTCCTCGAGGGCGGTGATGGTGATCGCCCCAGACGCCAGCGTGCCGTCCTCAATTCGGCCGGCGCGCAGAACGATGGTGTCGATACCGCGTTTGAGCGAGCGCACGCGAAACGGCTCGGCCGGGCCTAGCTTCCAGCCGCGACGGTCGAGACGCACCTTGAACTTGCGCAAGTTGCTGCCCTTGACCCGCATGTCACGGCCTACGACTCGGCCAGCCAGTTCGGCGGTAGGCAGGCCTGGATAGCTGACTACCTCGCCGGCTGGCCCGCCCTGGGCCTGGGCGAGAGCAGCGTTGACTGCCCGCGCACGCCGGGTCTCGCCGGTGGTGGCATCGGTGTATTCGACGAACAACTGGCTGGGCGCGATCAACGCGCTGCTGGTTTCGTCCTCCTCGATGCTGAGCAGCCCGCTGTCTTCGTCGAACAGCGGTAGCAACTCGACATCATAGTCGTCGCGAATCAGCGTCAGGGTGATCAGCCCGGTACGCCGATCAGGGCCGACGTACGCCCCTATGTGATCAGTGATTTGGTCGCGGAACTCGCTGAGCGGCGTTGAGCGCTTCCACTCCAGGCACAACCCGAACCCCTCGTTGTACAGCTTGAGTGCCGCGGACCGGAACGCGGCATCGTCCATCATGCTGCGATCAAGGCCACGGCCCCAATCGCGGTTGGTGTAGGTCTCATAGAGGATATGCGCCGGGTTCATCGCGCGGATCTGGCCGCCGGCGAGGTCGATCGCGCAGGTTTCCGGGTACCACACTGGGCCGTCCCAGCCTTTATGACGTCGATAGCGCAGCAGCTCCCATGGCTTGGGATATGGATTGATAGAGGTCACCAGGCCGGTATAAAAGCCGCCGCAGAACCCTCTGAATGCGGGTACCAGGCCACCCAGCGCTGCGGCCAGCCGAGTGTTAACCGGCTGATCCTCCTCACCGAACATCACATCGAGCGGGCCCTGGATGCCGCCCTCGCCCTTATCGCCACCGAACAGGTTGGGCGCGTCGATGTTAACGGTCTGGTTGCTGGTGACGTTGCCGGTCCATGCAGTCTTGCCGCTGGCACGAATGGCCAGCAGGCCGTCCATGGCCTTACCGATGGCAAAATGGATGTCGAACGAGTAGCGAAAACCAACTGTCTGCGCTTTAGGCTTGGCTCCCATCGCGCGCCTCCTCTACTGCACGGGCGTGCTCCACCAGGTGGGTGGCCAGCGCATTCCCGGTGTCGAGCAGGCGCTGCGCCGGGATGCCTTCGCGCACGAATGCCAGCCAGTCCAGGCCGTGCTCGGCAAAGAAGCTGCGGCTCTGCCTGGCGCAGTAACCGGTGCGCGTGGTCCAGGTCGGCACTGTGTGCAGGTGCTGAATAGTCACGATCAGTTCGCTCACTTCTTGCTCCCCTTGCTCTTGATCGCCTTGCTGCGCTGATTGCGCACGCTCAGCACCATCCAGTCCTTGGTCCAGCACTGGCCGAACAGCACCGATTTCTCGGTGCCCTCATCGCAGCGGGGAAAGTCGAAATCGGCGAACGCCGCCGGCTTAGGCTGCTTGGGCTTGGGCTGGGTGGCGTATTGGATCAGGTATGAGGCCACCAGGATTGCGATCTGTACCCACATGGCTAGAACACCTGCTCGCCGTCGAAGGGGCTCTTGCCGTCCATATGCGGCGTCGCCCGGAGGGCGATAAGGTTGTCGAACTTGCCGTCGCAGGTGGCAGCCAGAAAATCGCACCCTGGATACACCCGGATCGCCTGGCCGGCGGCCAGACCTGCCGTGCCGCCCAGCAACTGCAACACAGAGCCCGCGTGCGTCTCTATATGCCGGCTGTCGTACTCGCCCGATCCGATCGGCCACTCGACATAGCCACCACTGAACCAACCGTCCGGGTAGCTGGCGAACTCACCCGAGCTGACGGCCATGCCGGCGATGCTCTGGATGGTGGCAACCACGCGGTGCAGATTGCGGTCGACACCGCACTGGGTCGAATAGAGCGTGGTGGTGCAGGTGCGGCTGTGGGTGTCGATCAGCCCGGGACGCTCCATCGAGCTCTCGATGTCCTGACAGGTGATAGTGCAGGTATCCAGGCGTGGCCACTTGACGCTTGAGATCGTGCCGACAAAACGGGTGACGGCTTCGCTTTCGCCATAGTGCGTATCAAACACCCGCAGGTAGACCTCCGCACTGGGTCGGCCACCCCGCCACGGCTGAGTGACCTCGATGTCAGCCGGCGCGGTGATGACGAACGCGTCCTGCTTGCTCACCCCGCTCTGGCGAATGCCGTTGTCGCTGATGCCACCGCGCAGGGTGCGAAACACCTGAGTGCTCACGGCGATATCCCGGTCGCTGCTGTTGTACAGCCAGCGCAGCACCCCGCGACTGAACTCGTACAGGCGGATCGGCGCACCGGCGGCCAGTGAAGTCTCGCGGCCATCAAAACTCATCATCACGCTCCTCGCGAAATGCCGTTGCCCAGGCGGCAACGCCTTCGCTGTCCGTCATATGCTCGATCTCCTGGGTATCGCTCTCGAAGCGCATCAGGTTCATCCAGCTGATTCGGGCGAGGTCTGCAGGTTGCAGATCGATGCCCAGGGCCGCATCGAGCGCCAGGCGCTCGGTCTGAGCATCCAATTCGGTGGCACCGGTGATGCGGCGCATCAGCGCGGGGCCACTCCAGCGCTCGATACGGATGTCACGGCGCCCTGGCTTGCCATTGCTGAAGCGCGTGTAACCGATGTTGGCGACGTCGATGGTGGTGGCCACCGCAGATGCAGGCGCGAGCAGCGTCAGGTCATCCATATGCGTCGGCACCCACACAACTTGCTGCCGACCCTCCATGCCGTAGATGAACGAGCGCACCAGGGCGCGAGCCTCCCGGCCGAGGTCAAGATGGCGCTGACCCAGCACCTGCAGGGCGCGGCGGGCGGTATCGGTGATCAACGGCTGGGCGAAGCCACTGTCCAGCGTTGAGCGCAGGCGTTCGCTGGCGTGCGTCAGGTTCTCGCTATCGTCCGGCCGACGATCCCACACCGGTCGGCCTCTATATAGGGTGATCGGCAGCCACCCGGGCCAGTCGCTGGGCTCGACGATCAGGAACCTCACCTCGGCCTCGACCAGGCGATCGGTCAACTTGCTCAGCGCGGGCTCCTCGAGGAGCTGCGCCGCCCGCGCCGGATACAGCCGCGTGCCGGCCGGCCAGGCAAGTTGGGTATTACGCTTGAGTTGCAGGCCAGCGCTGAGCACGTCGAGGATCTCCACCGTCTCGGAAATGAACGCGCTCTCGCCGCGCAGCATGGCCAAGCCGCCGGCACGAAAATCCAGATGCGAGGTCGAGCAGGGAATGAAGTCGACGTCGGCGGCGATGCCGACGTCGAGCAGCTGGATATCGGGCCAGATCGGAATCGACCAGATGCGGTCGCTCCAGCCGAACAGCGAGAGATCGAGCAACTGCCGCTCATGGCCTTCGGCATACATCGGGCCGCTGAACTCCCGGCGTGGCGCCAGGCGCAGCTTGCGACGCTGGCTGACGGCGGACTCGCTCTGCAGGATGTCGGTGGCGGCCGTGAGCCTCTCGCGGATGCCGTCGCCCCAGTCAGGCACGAACGTCCACGCGATGATGCGGTTGGCGGTGACGCGTAGACCGGCCGAGCGGCCGTTGTCGAACTGCCAGGCCACCGTCGTGTCGAGCACAGGTTGGCCGTCCGGGGTGACGGTGACTTGCCATGTCAGCTCCTGAAGTCCCTGAAACAGCAATGGCGGAGCCGGCTGGCCGCTGACCTCCAGCCCCTCGGCAAGGCCGCTGATAGTGCTCAGGGTGCGCGGCTCCAGGTAGGCGTTCCACAGCATAACCGGGCTGGTTTGGGCTGATACGACGTTGCCGAGGTCGAGCTGTTGGGGGCTGATGTGGATACGGTAGTAGTAATCGTCGATGAACGCGCGCGCGTGACGAGCGCCTATTACTCTGCCGTTTGCGGATACTGGATATCCATGATTGAGCATGGCACCGCCCACACGATGATGCGCCTCTGATTCATACGGTTGCTCGATGAACGCATACTTGTAGAGGTCCGCCGCAAATAGCGGCGCATCAATCCCTCCCTGCGTACTGGCCACACTCTGGACGGTCAAGGCAGCCATGACTACGGCCCCTCGTACCGTATAGCCCAGCCGAAGGTTCCCGTGTGGGAGATACCCCCATTGCCGCCATTTCGGCCAGCAGTATTCTTGAGATACCACGGGAAAACCTTCCACCGATCATCGCCTATGACGATCACCTGGCCGGGTAGGTAGTTATCAACACGCGTGTAGCGAGCATGCTCCAAGTCTGCAATGAGGCTTATTTTTGAGGATGGCCGAGGCTTGTAGCATCGAATAGGCAAGAGCACCGCTTCACTGTTCCAACTGTTTGGCAAGAGAGCAATGAGCGGAACAAGATGGGACACGCCTATCTGAATGTTACTGCCTGCAAGCGTCAGATTCCAGCCCTCGGAGTCCAGGCCAGAGTTGACATAGCAATTCCGGTTTCGAGACCCCAGCTGAATTCTGGTTGCCCAAAATAGAGCGGGTGTCACCGTGTTGCTAGTTTCATTCCCATCGGAGTTGGTAATGCTGATTCCCGTGGGGTTGTTGGCCTCTAGTGTTGCCCCCAGCCACATTCCCGTGCCAGGCAAACCCTCGACGTTTGATATGCCAAATGCACACCACTGGTAATAATCGACGCTGTAGTTGATGACCAAGTAGACCTCGGTATCAAACACAAAAATCTCATAAGCTGCTGGATAGGTAACCGGGGTCGCCGCTAGCTGACCGATACGAACCACAGACGGCGCGTCACCCGAGACAGCGGCCGTGCGACCGAGAAGCTCCAGATAACCACTCACAACGCGTAGCCGAACGTAAATGCTGCCCTTGCTAAGCACCTCGTTGCCACCGTCCCAGCTCCAGCCCTCGGCCGTGCAGGCGTTAACCAGTGCCGTGCGCACAGCGGCCATATCGACGGCAGATCCACTGTAATAAGCCATCAGTTGTCGAGCCTCAGTGCGTAGTAGTCGGTAAAACCGTTGCGGGCCACGTCCTGGATCACCACGTAGTCGTGACCGTCCAGGGCGAAGGTGTTCTCGACGGCGTTGTTAAATCCGCTGATATAGAAGATGCCGTCCAGCGCACCCCACAGATTGTTCACGTTGTCATGCAGCTCGACCGGCAGCGGGTGGTAGACGTTGCCCGTGTCGCGCAGCTGGTTCGTGCCCGCGATCTGCGTATTCCCCCATGGATAGCAGTAGGCATTGAGCCAGTTGTCGTTGCTGCGCAGGCCGAGCCGCGGCGAGTTGCCCTTGTAGCCGATCGAATGATTCGCCGAGGTGTCGCTGAAGCGCGTAGCGGCAGCGCCTGAGAGCATCCCGCTGCAGACAACTGGGTATGGGTACTGGCTCGGCCGACCGTATGGCAGGCACTTGCCGACGTAGCAGCTCTCATACACTGGCGTGCCAACCTTCATCGCCAGGGCAATCCGCTGCGGGTTGAGGGTCAGCCAGTAGTCGATGCGGTTGTTGTGCGCCGGCACGCCGCTCAGGCGAGCGCCTGGCTGGGTATCGAAACTGTTGCCCGCCACGTATCCAGTGAACACGCCCGCCAGCAGGTTGTAGTAGTCGGCGTTGGCATCCTGATACGTCCTGAACCCAACGAAAATCTCCTCCTCGCCGGTATAGCCCTGGCCGCGCAGGATCAGCTCGCGGTTGTCCGGCACTGTGTCATAGCGCAGCACCGTCCAGCCGTTGTCGGCGGCGAAGTCGCGGATGGTTTCCAGCATGGCGTAGTGCGCCAGGATGCTTGTGTTGTCGACGAATCCGATCTGGTGAGGCATATCAGAGTCCCAGTAGCTGGCGCACTTCGGCGCCGTTCTGTTGCAGGTAGACGAGGAAATGCTCCTGCCCGGGTTTGCTCCAGGCAGCGGCCGCCACGTCCTCGGGGCGCTGGACGGCGTACAGGTTCACGCTGTTCTTGAGGTTGGTGCTCATGCCCTTGGCCGGTTCGGCCAGCCGGGTGTTGCCCAGGCTCGGGGCTGCCAGCGCGGGTGCCGGCACGCCGGCAAGGCCACCGGTGTTGTGGTGGTAGGCGTACTGAAAGGCCCAGTCTTGCAGCGCCTGCATCCCGCGTGCGTTGAAGTCCAGGAGGAAGTCGGTCGCGCCTGGTTGCATGGCCGAGGCGGCGCGGATTACGACTTCCTCGGTCGAGAGTGCGGCAAGGATGGAGTCGCTGGTGGGCGTGCCGGGGCCCTTGACCTTGCCGCCCTCGGCGAAGCCGAAGGCACCGGTGTAGGTACTGGCACCTGCAGCAGCGCCAGAACCACCACCAAACACAGATAACAAGCCACCCAAGCCCCCTGCGCCGCCACCTGCTGCCGAACCCGCGCCCGCAGCTGCAAGGCTCGCGGCTGCGGCCTGAATCGCCGCAGCCCCGGTCACCAGCGTGGCGCCGGCAGCGCTCAAAGCGCCTGCAGAAGTAGTTACTGCCGCAGCTCCAGTAGCCAGACCCGCACCACTTTCGCCACCACCAAACAGCCCCATCACGCCGCCGGTGATGGACTGCGCCAGGTTCTCGGCGGCCATCAGGGTAAGCGCATCGAGCACGCTCTGGCCGAGCGCGGTGACGGCCTCGCGCAGGGTCATGGTGCCGTCGGCCAGGCCGGTCAGGGCTTCGGTGAGGCCCGTGGTCAGGCCATCACGCAGCGTCTCCTGCAGGAGCGTGGTGGTGGCCATCAGGCGCTGGGCCTGAGCGTCCAGGGCGTACAGGGCCTGCGCGGCCGATTCGCCGATCGCACCAGGTTGCTGGGCCAGCTCGGCCAGCACCGGGCGGATCTGTTCGAGCTGGGCGTAGGTCTGGCGGTGGATCTCCAGGATGCGCTCGCGCGCCTGCAGCTCGGTGATCAGCCCGGCATCCTGTTGCACGTTCACCGATTGTTCCTGGCGCTGCTGCTCGGCCAGGATGCGATCCATCTCGCGCTGCACGTCATCGACGCGCACCTTGGCCTCGGCCACCGGAATCAGCCTGTCGAGCCAGGCCAGGCCGGCCTCGTTGCCAACCTGCTCGAACTCGGTGCGCATGCCTTCGAACTTGGTGCGGATCTCCAGCAACGCCGCGTCGGTCTCGCGGCCGGCGGCGCGCAGGAACTCGGCCTCCAGCCCGGCGTTGGTGCGAGCGTTGGCGTCGGCCTGGCGCTGGGCCTCGGCAGCATCGATCAGCACCAGGGCGGCCTGGGCGCGCTCCAGCATGGCGCCGGCCAGGCCCTTCTCGGCCAGCTCGTACTGGCGCACCTCGGCGGCGGTCATGTCGAGCTTGATGGCCTGGTCCTCCAGGCCCTGGACGTAACTGAGTTGTTGGCGAACGCTCTGCTCGGTTGCACGCAGCGCGGCCTGGGCGGCCCGCTCTTGCTCGCGCAGGGCGGCGGTGGCCTTGCGTTGCTCTTCAGTGGCTGCACGCTTGGCATCGGCTTCGGCCTGGTTGGCCTCGCGCTGCTTATCGGTGGCTTTAGCCGCCTCCAGCATGCGCTGGCCCAGTTCGCTGGTGGCCTCGATGTTCTGTTCCTGCATGACCCGCTGTGCGCGCTCTACGCTGGTCAGGTTCTGCAGGCTTTGCAGCTGGGCCTCGGCACTCTTGACGAATGCATCACCGGCCTTGGTGCGCTCCTTTGATGCCTCGATCGCTTCGCGGGTAGCGGCTTTCTCGTCTGCTGTTTGCTTCGCGCTCTGAGCCTCTAGTTCCATACGGCGCCGAATGCCTTCCTCCTCGGCGGCCAAGCGAGCCTCAAGCGCGGGGTCAATAGCGCCGCCAACACGATCGCCACGAACCCCAAACTGAGCAGTCTGGCGTTGCCGCTGAATGGCCGCCAACTGATCCTCAAGGGTATCGGCGCGACCTACATCCAGCATCGCATCCCAGGCAGCGGCGGCGACGTTCTTGATACCCTGCCACGCCGACTCGATCAGGCCGAGGTTGTTCGCAATCTCGATAGAGCGACCTTGCATCGCCTCGGCCAGAGCTTCCATCGCCAACTGTGTGGCGCCGGCCTGATCGCCCTGGGCCTCCAGTGCGGCGATCTGCTCGTAGACCGCAAGGGTCAGGTAGTTGTACTGGACGTTGAGCTTGGCGGATGCCTCGGCTGGCTCCTCGGCCAGCTTCTTGAAATCTTCGACGGTGGCGCTGATCGCCTGCCCGACGTTGTTCTGCATCAAGACGGCAGTGGTGCCGATCAACTTGATCTGGTCGGCGGTGAACTTACCCGAGGCGGTGATTTCAGCGAGGGCAGCAGCAGCCTGGCGCTGAGTGCCGGAAACTCCGCTGATCTCACGCGCCATGCCCGCCAGTTGATCCGACGTCACACCTGCCGAATTTCCCGTCAGGGCAATGGCCTTTTCATATTCGTAAGTCTCGGCCGCGCCCTGAACGGCCGCGATCACCGTCGCACCAATCGCAGCAGTGACACTGGCGATGGCCAGCGTCAGCGGATTGATGGTGCTGACCAGTGCGCGCCCGGCGTTGGCCCAGCCGCCGAAGGTGTCGCGGATCTGCCCGCCTTGCTGAACGGCCACCAGCCATACCGGCATGCCGCTGGCCAGGCTGGTGGTGATGTCGGTGATCTGCATCGGCAGCTGACGCATGGCCTGCTGGTACTGGCCGGCAGTGATGCCGGCGACGCGCATCGCGTCCGTGGTACCGCCCAGGAGCTGACGCTGCTCCTGGAGCTTGGCGTTAAAGGTGTCGAAGGTGTCCAGGTCGATCTGGCCCGAGCTGCGCGCGCGGCGCAACTGCTGCTCCATGTTGTCCAGCTCGTCGAGCTTGCGGATCACCGGGTCGATCTTGCCCAGCAGCTGCTGCAGCTCCTGGGCCTCTTTCTCGGTAGCCGCCGCGGCTTGAGCGGCGGCCTCGGCAGCACGCAGATCGGCCTGGGCCTTTTCCTGGGCGGCGCGCTCGGCGGCGTGGTAGGCGCGCATCGACTCGTTCTGAGCCGCTGCGTTTTCCTGCCAGTTAGCGCCCGCCAGGCGCGTGGCGTTGGCGCTTTCCATCATGCTGGCCGCAGCAGCGTCGGCGGCGACCTTTTGCTGTACCGCCGCCTCGGCGATGCCACGCAGGCGCGCGGCCGTCTGCTCTGCAGTCTCGCCCAGGTGATTGAGTTCAACGCTCGATGTTGCTGCGCCGGCACCGACGCCCTCGACGGTCTGAGCAAGCCCCTGCAGCTCGCGCTGGCCTTGTTCCAGGTCAGTCTTGAGGCGCAGAGCAAACTCGATATCACCGCGATTGTTCATCGGTCAGCATCCAGATGGGTGGGATGCCGACATGCTCGCGCGCGCGGGGCAGGATGTAATTTTGACGAGGCAAAAGCATGCACAGCCAGGCGCATCTAACGATATAGATGCACCTTGCTGTGTCGATGGCGGCTAGTTACCCGCCGCCAGGGTTCGGGTGTTACTTACAGGTCGGGAGAGTCGCCTTTCAACTGCTCGATCGCCTCGCGGCATTCCTGCGAGGTGGTGCGCTGCAGCTCGGCCTGGGCGGTGTCGCCTTCAGCTTCGCTGTAAGGCTGGTTATGTTCGGCAATCTCTGCAGTACGTTGCAGCTCGGCAATGGCCTGTTTCATGGTGCCTCCTACGGCAACAGCTCTTTGAAGTGCTTGTTGGCGGCCTCACCACCGGCGAAGGCCAGGTTCATGTCCTTCAGCATCTCGGCACGCTCCGTGCGCCGCCGGCGCTTTTCAGCCTCGAACAGCAGCAGGATCTGCCGCTCGGTGTAGCGGCCTATTCGCTCGACGTCGCCGTAGCCGGCGCGGATGAGGCAGGCATAGACGTCTGCCCAGCGCGCTGCTTTTCCGCCTCGGCCGCCCGGTAACGCTCGGCCAGAATCCGGCTTAGGGCGCGCCGATAGAAAAAAGGGCCGTTGGCCGTCCACCACTTGTAAAGCAGGGCATCGCCTTCGTCCTGGTCCTTGAGCGTGCGCAGCTCCTCGACCTCGATGTCGGCCGAGGTGGCCACCGCCTGCAGGACGTCATCCAGGTGCGCAACGACCAGCTCCATGATCTGTTCCAGGGGCGGCACCGATTCGGCCTTGATCAGCTCGTACAGCCCCTCCAGGAAGGGCTTGAGCTGCTGGCGAACCTGCAGGCCCTCGACGAAACCGTACTCACGCACGGTGACGATGCGGCCGTTCAGCTTCGCCTCCAGGTTGGGGTGAAGTTTCTGCAGGTCATCCGCGCCTTCTGCCGCTGGGGCCTCGGGCGCGCTGATGATGCCTTGCTTCTTCTTGCGCTGAGCCATGGTCAGGCAGCCATTTCAACGAAGCGGCCAAACTGACCCAGGTCGCCCGAGGCGGGCTTGCTGGAATCCAGCAGCGTGGTGAAGGTGACCGGCGAGCCGGCCAACTGGTTGCCGCTGGTAATGAGCGAGAGCTGTTGCAGCAGGCCGGCGCTGGTCTTGTACAGCTCGACCAGGATCGGTGCCCCGTTCTCGGCCAGGTTGATGCCCTTGTACTTCAGCGCGTAGTTCTTGTCGGTACTGGCCAGGAAGGCGGCCTGCTTGGTGGCCCCATGGCTGTAAGCGGCTACCAGCGGCTGAGTCGGCGCAGGCGAGGTCGGCAGGGTCAGGATCTCGACATCGCCGAACACGTCATAGTCGAAGTGGGTACCGCGCACCAGCTCGGCCGGGGTCGGCGTCAGGCTGTCGGTGATGACCAGGTCGGTCACGTTCATGTGATCGAGCGCGATCAGGTCACCATCTGCCACCGGGTTCGGCAGCTCCTCACCGGTCACGGTACCGGCGATCTGCGCACTCATGCGCGAGCGGGTGAAGCGGCCAACGTTGTCGGCATCGAGTTGGTGCATGGTGGCGTTCCAGGTCATGCCCAGTTCTTTGCCGAAGTCACGAACCATGGCATTCACGCCACTGAACGACTCACGGTGCTGAACACGGGTTTCGGCGCCCTGGCCCGACAATTCGGACACGTCACCAATCCAGACCCAGGGGCCCAACAAACCACCCGCGAGGATCTCGGCAATCCACAGCTTGCCTTGGCCGAAGTAGTAAGACTCAGACATTGTGCACCTCGTTATTCGGCAGCCGGGGCGGCGCCTTCAGTGGTTTCAGGGGCCTCGACCACGCCAGCGCGAATCAGGAAGGCGCGCTCCGGGCCGGTGACTTCGATGGTCTTGCCTTTGGGTTGATCCTCGCCGGCATGCTTATGCGGCTTGGCCAGCTTCACCTTGAACAGCTCGGGCTTGGCGGCGGGTTTGGCGGCGTTTTCGGGTTGCTTGCTCACGGGGTGCCCCCTAGTACGTGGGTGGTGTGGTAAACGTCGATCCAGAGCACGCGGTCCTGGTCGCTATCGAGCACCTGACCCTTGAGCCAGATGCAGGGGGACCAGTTGCCTGGCGTCCAGCCGATCAGCGCCTCGCGGCCCTTGCCGGCAAAAATGGTTGCCTCGTCCATAGCCGCTTCCGCGTGCGGGTCGCGGTAGTTCCTGGTGCACATCACCACGCCGAACACCGCCGAGGCGGCCGCCTTGCGGCGCGGCTGGCCAGCATCGGCAGCCGGGTTGCTCTCGGCGGCCAGCACCACGTAGCAGGTGCCGGTGCGAAAGTCCTGCAGGCCCTTGAGCGTGTGATAGGCGGCGGCGCCATTGACCTCTTCGAACTCGGGCACCTGCTCGCGCAGGCGCTGCTCGATCAGCGAGGTATCCAGGGGAGCGAAGCTCATCAGAACGCCCTCCGGCTGGTGCGATCGAACACGCTCGGCGCGGACTCGAAGCGCACGTCGAGCTGGTTAGGGTTGCTGGTGATCGGGTCTTCAGCGCCCAGGCTGAACTCGCCCTTGGCGATCAAGCCCAGGAACTTCAGCGCATCCTTGTAGTTGCGCACGATCGGGTCGCTGTCCTCTTTACCGCCGCGATCCTTGTGCAGCAGGTAGCGGGCGATATCGCGCACCCAGCCGGTGACCAGCTTCGGCACCGGGCTGAGTGGCAGCGGGTAGCTGCGCTTGGCCAGGTAGCCGTCAATCAGGCTTTCGGCCTCGGTGACGGCGTCCTGGACGCGCTGCAGGGCATCATCCGCCACGGCGACCTGGTCGGCCGGCCACGCGCTGCGGTCACCACCGCGCAGGGTGGCTTCCATCAGGTCGGTGGCCACCTGGCGCGCATGCTCCGGGGTGGCCACCTGGGCCAACTCGCGGGCGCCGGGGCGTTCGGCCAGGTCGTCGTGGGTGATGTACTGCATGGGTTATTGCACCCCGACCCGGCCGCCGAAGATGCCGCGCTCAACCTTGAGGTTGGGCTCGTTCTCCAGTTGCTCGATCTGCTGCTCGGTCAGCGCAGACAACGCGATAGCGAGGCCCTCACGGGTGAAGCGGAAACCGCAGCGGCGGAAGCCCTGTTCGGGAATCGCCACAATCCAGAGGCCCTCGATATCGCCGTCATCGCCCAGGGTGTCGTCAGCCGCCGCAGCAAGAACAGCTGCTGCAGCGGCATCGAGCACTGGGGTATCAGACACGGCAGCACCTGGGGCCACAGTAACGCTCGGCGCAAGACCTACCTTGGCCTCGATCATGGAAACGAGTTGCTCTGGCGGCAACACGTCATGGCCCTCAATCTCGACGAACTGGCCGACCTGGCGCAGCAGCGGCTCCGGGAGGGAATTGAGTGGGATCAGATCACCAGTGCCGATGCCGATGGCACCTGCTGCCTTGAGCTGATCGAGGTACCCAGCAATCTCATGGCCACCCAAAACGATAATAGTCGGGGCATCCTGCCCCTCAGAACCGGCCTCCAGGCCAGGTGCTGCGCTCGCGGGTTGTACGGTGCCAGTTGGCGGCGGCACCGGAATCGGCACCGCGTTATCGGTGATGGCCGCCGGCTGGTTGTCCAGCTGTTCGGCGGCCGCAGGGGCAGCCGCTGGGGCTGCCTTTTCTGCGCTCTTGGTCGACGCCTTTGCAGGCGCCTTGGTAGCGGTTGATTTACCAGCCATGCATCACCCCCATCACAGCCACGGCGTGACGAGCACGTCGACGGCGTTGCGGTTGATGTTGGTGGCTCCATTGGCACCGCGCTCGGCCTGGACGATCTCCAGTGCCTGGGCGCGCAGGCTGGCCGGCACCACCAGCAGGGTCGGCTTGATGCCCAGCTTCTTGCCGCGGTCGCCGGTCATGCCTTGCATAGCCGCGAACGCATCGTTGAATGCGCTGGCGTCGAGGGTTTCCTTGGAGCCATGGGCCAACTGCCACAGGCCGTAGCCGGCGTTCAGTCGCGCGTCCACGCCGTAGATGTACTCCTTGCGCATGAACACGTTCTCGTCGGTCTCCTTGTCCATGGAGACGAAGTTGTAGTTCTTGCGTTTCTGCAGGATCAGCGGCTTCATCACCCGGCTGGTGTCGAGCAGATACCAGGCGGTGCCGGCGCCGCCCTGGAAGTTGCTGACGCTGCCTTCCGCGCCGGCCTTGTTCGTCACCGGGTGATCGGTATCGAAGAAGAACTGGCCGTCGTAGCCTTTGCCGGTGAAGCCGCCGGCGAGCAGCTCGTAGATCAGCGAGGCCGGATGGTTGGCCGAGTCCTGGCCGAGCTGGCCCATCAGCGGGTTGAAGATCCCGTAGCTGTCGTCCTCGATGTTCTCGCGCGGCACACCCACGGTGTTCTCGAACGACTTGTTCTTGATGCTGTAGTCGTGCAGCGCCAGGTTCTGGATCACCCGGTCGCCCAGCCACTCGCGGAAGGCGGTGCTGTTGCCCAGCCAGCCGTATTGCTCGACGGAGTTGACCGAATTCACCTCCAGGGTGAACGGCATGAAGTCCGGCTTGACCCCGGCGAACGCGTTCTGGAAAGAGGCCTTGTAGCCGGTGAACAGCAGCTGCAGGTTTGCGCGGTTGATGATCATCTGAGTCTTGCTCCTTTAGATCTCGACCCAGACGCCATAGCTATCCACATCGCGGATAGTCCCGGCAGCCGAGCGGGTGGAAGTGCCATCGGTCTTGGCGACCGTCTGGTCGTCGACGATGTAGGCAGTGGCGCCGATATCGGCGCGGGTGATCTCGTCGGCCGCGGCGCTGTTGGCGAACAGGAACACGCCACGGCGAGTTTCGATGCGCAGGTCACCGGCGGCGCCGGCCGAGTTGTCGACCTGCTCCTGGGCGAGGCCGCGGGCCTTGAGGGTGGTGGCAGTGGAGCCCGGCACGGCGTTGCCCGAGGCATCCAGGCACACCAGCGAGCCCGCGAAAATGCGAGTAGCCGCAGCCACCGGGTCGGAGAAGTGCACGCCATCGCGGCGCACGGTATTACGGTCTTTGGTCAGCGCGGGCATGGCTTAGGCCTCCTTCGCGGCTTTGAACTGGTCGTGGGTCAACCCCATGGCCGAGCAAACCGCCAGCTCGTCCTGGGTGAGACCGGTTTTCTCGTCCGCCACCGGCGGTTCGCCGCGGGTCTGGCTGCCACCCAGCGCGGCGATCGGCGCGGCCTTGTCCAGGTAGGCGGTCAGCGCGGTGCGGTTGCTCTTGCCGAGGTCACGCGCCCAATCCTCCATCACTTTGGGCAGGCGGCCGTCTTCGAGGGCGGCGGCGATCTGGCCGTCGAGATCCTTCTCGTCGCGCTCACCCAGGCGGGCGGTCAGCGCTGCCATATCGGCCTTGAGGCCTTCGACAACCGACAGCGGCACGAACTGCGACGGGTCGACACTGGTAGCGGCCTTGGCCTTGAGGCCGGTGCAGGCTGCCAGCATGGCTTCGCCACCGGCCTTTTCATCCAGGCCCAGCAGCTTGCGCAGGTTGGTGGTGTGGGCGGAGAGCGCGGCGACCGCCTGCTCTTCGGTGGTGTTCTCGGCCAGGCCGAGGGCGGCGATCAGCGCCAGCAGCAATTGGTTCACGGGGTTTTCCTCTGGGGAGTCATCGAAACAGCCGAACGACGCGGCGGCGCGCAGGCTGAGTTCCTGCATGCCGTCGATTGCCGGGGCATTGGTGAGCGCGCCCATCTGCACGTCCAGGACGTCGCCGGTGGTCGGGTGGTAAAGGAACACGGGGGAGAAATACTGGTACTCGCCCTCGGCGATGTACTGCGCGGCGCGAGCGGTCAGTTGCACCTGGGCGAACAGGCCTTCACCTTCACGCCACTCCAGGTCGGTGTACCAACCAGCGGCGGGCGCCGGCTGGCCGTTCTCTTCCTTACGCAGGGTCTGGTGTTCGTAGTCGACCACGCGCTTGTTCTTGGTGGCGTGGAAACGCTCGATGACCTTGGTGGCCACCGCCTGGTTGATATGCCAGGACGGCACCTTGATTTCACGGCCATCTGCTGGCTTGAAGTGCCCGGCCGGGGTCACCTGCAGCCAAATGGTGTTGTCAGCAGCAGGTGCCCCCAGCGAATAACTGCAGGCGGCGAGTGCAACGGCGAGAGGGAGGCGTTTTGTCTTCATGCCGGCAGCTTGGCGCGGCAGGCCGGGCAAGTAATTTTGACGGGGCAAAAATCTTTCAGCGGGGGGATTTGCAGCGATTCGCGCAAAGGTGAGTCACTGCCACCCCGCCTACCGTGTTTATAAACGCCCAAACAGCCCCGGAAAGGGCCAGACACAGCCCGACGCGTACAACGGCAGCCCCCAAACGCCTCCAGGGGCCTTCCTGGCGCGTTTTGGCGTTATGCGGAATTTGGCATCAGGTAGCGGGTGGCAATGCCGGCGATGGCGTAGTTGTCGTCGTCGCTGATACCCAGCCAAGGGCGCGCCGGGATCTGGATGGTGTAGGCACCGATGGTGACCCACTGGGCGAAGTTGCTCTTGCGCTTGCTGACGAACAGGTTGCCCACCTCGCCGCTCTTGCCGTCCTGGCGGAAGTAGGCCTGCTGACTGCGGGCGGCGACGTCGATGCTGCCGCCGAAGTGCATCATCGCGCCATAGATGCGGTTGGTGCCGAACAGCAGCTCGTTGTTGTTCACCTGGTACCGCAGGGTGTTCTTCAGGAAGCCATCGAGCACCAGGATCTTGTCGCGGTTCTTCTTCTTGCGCTTGAGGTAGGCCGGCGACAGCGCCTGCCATGGCGTGCCATCCGGCGAGGCCTGGCTGGCGAAGCGCTGGTCATGGGCGATCATCAGGAACTCGCCGATATCGCGCAGCATCGGCGCCGGGTCGGCAAGCGCGGCGGCAGCCTCATTGACCACCGCCAGCGCGGCAACCGCATCGAACTCAAGCGTAACGCCAGCCATGATCAGTCCTCGCGCCGGTACAGGCGCACGCCCTGGCGCAGCAGCTCGGCCAGGCCTTCGCGGTCTGCCTCGATATCCCAGCTCCAGGCGTTGCCGGCCAGTTCGATGACCACCAGCTGCGTCAGCTGCTGGCCCAGGTTGAAGCGGCCGAGGTAGCGGCGCAGCACCTGGGATTTGCGCAACGGTTCGGAGTACTCCAGCCGCGTCCAGATTTCGTCTGGCTGCAACAGCGTTTCCGCCAGCAGCGGCAGCAGCTCGCCCTGGCCCTGCACGGCCGGTGCGCCAGTTGGCTCCTGGAACATGGTCGGGCCGACTGCGATGCGCTCGCCCAGGACGTCGGTGAGCAGCTCGGCGGCATCGAGCTGGGCGCCAAAGGCATCGAGCGCGCGGCGGGCGTACTCGGCATCGCTCATGCCTGCAGGCGGCAGGGTCTCGGGGTCGATCACGCGCGGTACCGGCAGCGCATCCGGCGCCGGGCGATTGGGCAGGCCAGGTGCCGCTGACGGGATCAGCTCTTCGCCCAGGCGCGGTACCGGCACCTGGCTTTCCAGCCGCGACTGGCCGGGGATGTGCTCGAAGCCTGGGTCGATGCCCACCGGCACCTCGACGGTGCGCGGGCCCTGCGGGCTGCGCTGGCCGATGGTGCGCTGCTCGAACACGATGGGCGGCGCGGTGTCCGGCCCCGTCTTGCCCATGCGCACCAGGTCGTCATAGCTCAGGGCCCGCACGCTGCACTGGCAGCCCCAGGCGTTGACCGGGAAGTGGTACTGCCACCACGGGTCATCCCAGCGCAGCACCATGCCGTTCCAGGCTTCGTGCTCCTCGCGCGGGTACTCGACCGCGTCGCTGTGCAGGTACTGCCAGTAAGGGCGCTGCTCGCGCACGGCCAGCAGCTGCTCATAGCGGCCGGCCATGTAGCTGCTGCGCATGTTGGTTTCGTAGATCACCCGCGAGCGCCAGTTGCGGCCGCCGTTGTAGCTCCAGCCGTACTTGGCCACGATGCGGTCGAAGTCCTGGCGGAACGCCTCCAGGGTGCTACCTCCCTCGATCGCCCGCTGCACCGCCTGGTGGAAGTCGGCCACCAGATCGTTGCGGTTGGCGCCGGCTACGACGAACGCATAGTCGTTCTCGCGGCCATATACGTCCGTCCAGCCGTTGGTGGGCAGGTTCAGCTTGCGGCGCAGGAACTCGTTCTGCTCACGGAACGGCAGCGACGTGGCGCTAACGGCCATTGGCGGCCTCCTGGACGATGTCCAGGCGCCCCTGCAGGGCGGCAGCGGCCAGCGCCTGCGCCATGGCCTCGGCGTACTGCTCCAGGGTCATGTCCGGCAGCAGCTCGGCCAGGCCGTCGCGGATCTGCTCCAGGCTCTCGGCCTGCTCGACGAGCTGGCGAATGCGCACGATCCACTGGCCGGTGATGGGCTGCAGGTCATCGTCCAGGCGCTGCGCGGCGGTGGTGGCCGGCTTCTGTTGTGCGGTGGCCACCGCAACGCCTGCAGGTTGCTCGGGCCCGGTCGGCGCCGATGGCTCGGCCTGCAGCTGCAGCACATCCTCGCCTTCGGCCGGCTCGGGGATGGCCACCTTCTCCTGAGCCCACTGGCGGCCGATCCTGAAGCCCATCCCGACCAGCTTTGGCAGGGACTCGGCATAGGCCTTCAGATCCTCCGGTTCCTGGGTGGGGAACACTAGGCGCGGGCAGCGCTTCCAGTTGTCGGCCAGGCCGTTGAGTACGGCGATCGGGTACACCAGGTCACGGCTGATCGTAGCGGCCAACTGCTTGGCGTCGGAGTCGCGCAGGTCGAGGCGCACCTCGTTGTGCACGTTGCCCAAGGCGTTGGTGTTGGTGCCATCGCCGGTACCGCTGGTGAGCGTGCCGCCCAGGATGGCCTTGCTCTGGGTGCGCTCGCACCAGTCGATCATCAGCTTGAACGCAGCCGGGTCACCCTCGGCGGCGTTGAGGAAGTCCATCTCCATGCCGATCGGGATGATGCCAGCGGCGCTGTGACCGAGCTGGGCCAGGGCACGCAGCAGGGTCAGCTTCTCCTTCTCGGTGGCGCCGCCTGGGTATTTGCCCACGCGCATCGGGATGCCGTAGATCTCAAGGAACTCGGCCAGGTCGCCCACGCTGTAGTTCTTGAACAGGTACGGCCACACCAGCACGCGGAACAGCGCGCTGCGCTCCAGGTAGCCGCTCTTGGACTTATGCACGTGGGTGATCCAGCCATACGGCTGCAGGGGCTCACCGCCCACCGAGCCGCGTAGGCGGATCTCCTGACGGCGTTCGCCACGGGTGAGCTGGAACCAGGTCTGCGGCCGGTGATCGATCGCACGCGGCAGCCAGTCACCATCGACACGGTGCCAGCCGTCGAACTCCAGGCAGGCAAAGCCTTTGCCGATGGCGTCGGTCACGTCGAACAGCATCAGCTCGAAGTCATCCAACCCGGCCAGCAGCGACTGCAGGGCAGCGGCGGCTTCCTTCTCTTTGCCCGTGGGGTTGTCGGGCGGCACGATCTGCCATTCCAGCTGGGCGACGGCGCGGCGACGCTTGTCCATCTCCGCGAACACGTGGCCGTCCTTCTCCTCGATGTCCTCGAACAGCTCGTACTGGGCGATCACGTCGCCTTGCTCGGCCTGATCGAGGATCTGCGCCAGCTTGCTCGGCGTCAGGCCGCGCGAGGGGTGGTTGCCCACTTCGTGGTGCAGGCTGGTGAGGTGGGCGGTCTGCGGCTCGCGGATCTCAGCCAGTTGGATCGGCTGGCCATCGGGGCCCAGGATGCGGGATGTGGTCACCATGCTGAAGGTTCCGGGAAAGTGAGGTCGGAGTCGTTGTCGTCGACGTTATCGAAGCCACGGCTGTGGCGCGGCAGTGCGGTGAACTCGATGGCGCCGCCTTCCATAAAGCTGGCCCGCACCGCCATGGCCAGCGATACGGCGCTGTCGCCGTGGCGCTTGGCCTTGCTGTCCTGCGCCTGCAGATCCTTGGTGCGGCCCTTCTCGATAACCGGCACACCCTTGTCCACTTTGATCGACAACAGATCGTCGAGGCGGGTCTGGTGGCGGGCAATCTGCAGGTTGAAGGCCTCCAGCTCGCCCTTTAGCTTGGGCATCCAAAGCGCATACCAGGCCAGGCTGAGTTGCACCTGGTCGACAATGCCGGCGCCGTAGCGCAGCGCCGCCTGCTCGGCCAGGTACCCGCCGTTGCCGGTGGCATCGAACGCCAGGCCACTCAGGCGCGGCAGGCGATCGCAGATGAAGAACATCACCTGGCGCTGGGCTTCATAGGTGAGGTTGCGCAGCTCGACCTCGAAGGGCACGCGCTTGCGCAGCAACGGATCGATCTGCAGCGGGGTGAACACCGTGAGGTCGCCACGGCGGGCGAAGTCTTCACCGAAGGTATGGCGGTTGCGCGAGTTCAGGCGCGCCAGCTCGGGCGCCAGGTTCTCCTCGCACCAGGCGCGCACCTCGGCCTCGCGCATCTCAGGCGTCCACTGTTCGAAGCCCTCGGGCGCCTCATAGCGGTAGATGCGGATGGAGTGATCATCGACCATGGCCTGCTCGATCAGCACCCGACTGAGGTAGGTGCCGCCCGATTTCTTCGGTACGCAGCCGTACTCCTCCTCGGCCGACTCGACGTTGGGAGCGTTCTTGTACAGCTTGTCGCGCCATTGCTTCTCGGCTTCGGGCGACCATTCCTGGTTGGTGACGTAGCAGATGCGCTTATACAGCCCCTGGGCCAGGGCATCGTCCAGGGTGATGCGATGGATGCTGTAGTCCTTGCGGCCTTCGCGGGCGTCCTGGATGTAGCTGTTGAAGGCGTTGTCCACGCCATTATGGGTGCTGATCAGCCGTACCTTGTTGCCCCACATGGTCAGCGCCAGCGCGGCCTTGAGCAGCTCTTCCAAGGACTCATGGAATGCCGCCTCGTCGATCACCACATCGCCCTGCAGACCGCGCAGGTTGCTCGGGCGCGAGCTGAGCGCCTGGATTTTGAAGCCGCTCTTCGGAAAGCGGATCATGTAGGCGAGGATCTCCTCGCGGCGCCCATCATCCCAGAAGGTCTGCTCGTAGACGTCGGCCTGGGCCATCTCGTTGAACGCGCGAGCGAACAGCGCGCAGGCGGCGATGTACTCCAGCGCCATCTCCTGCTTGCTGCCCACATAGAAGGTATTGCAGCCGCCACGGCGCCGGGGCTTGGCGGCGTTGATCACGTTACGCCCGGCCTCGGCCCAGGTCAGGCCGGTACGGCGGGACTTCTCGGCGATCATGATCTGGCTGGTGTCGTCGAACCAGCGCTGCTGGTACGGCAGGAACACGCCCTCGGCCTCCGGTACTGCATCGGCCATGTCTTGGGGAACGACAACGCCATGCAGCTCCAGCTCGGCGGCGAGGTCGATCTTGCGGGGCTTGGTCAGGGCCTTGAGTGCTTTGGCTTCTGGCTCGCTCATCAGGCTTTACCCATCAGTACGCGTCGGATGCGGTCTTCGAACTCTTCGCTCATGCCGTCCGTGCCGCGCAGTTCCTCCAGGCGCTCTTCTTGCTCCTTGAGCTGCTGGGCGCGGGCTTCTTTGGCCACTGCGTCGCGCTCCTTTCTACTCAGCGCACGCGACTCCTGGGCGTACTTCGCCGCTCGGGTCAGATCGAGCACGTCACCGATATCGATCTCTTCCTTCTCAAGGGCGGAATGAGAGGCGCGGGTGGCCAGCGTCGTCACGGCCTGTGCCAGCAGCGCACCCGACTTGTCGTCGAAGTTCTCGCCAAGCTCGGCCACCAGGGCGTCACTAGCCACCTGGATCTCGCGGTGGTGGCGCATGATCTCGGCGAAGCCCTTTTTGTAGCGGTGCAGCGCGGTGCGGCTTGGCACCTGCTCACCGGGGAACTGCTCCTCGAGCACGTCACGCATCTGGTCGAGAGTCAGCCGGTTATCCCGCAACATACGGTTGATGAGATCGCGGACCTCATCACGCGCCTTGTCGACGCTGCTCTTGCGCGCCATGGTCAGGGCCCCGGCTTCTTGACGCCCGGTACCGAAGCGCGGCCAGCAGCCACGTCGGCGCCGCGCTCGGTCAGGGTGACGACCAGGACGGAGCCGATATCGTCGATCGACACCAGCCCCTGTTCGCCGAGCCAGGTCAGATCGCCCTTCACCTGGTCGCGGCTCGGGTGGTGCCCGAACTCGCCCAGCAGGCTGGTGATCACCGACGAGTTTGCCCGGTACTGCGGCAGCTCAGAGAGGATGCGCAGCATCACCAGGCGCTGATCCTGGCGGAGATAGTCAGCGTATTGAGTGCTCATTGCAGCCTCACTTGTTGTTCAACAGGTATTCGTTCATGCGCTCAACGGCACGTGCCAAAGGGTCGAGCGCCTTGGTGACCCCCGCGATCTCGACCTTGATCGCCTTCATGTCGCCGGCCAGGTCGGCCAGCTCGCCCGCCAGCGCGGTCAGCTGCTCGCTGTCGGGCAGGTGCTTCAACTGCTGCTGCAGCACCAGGATCTTCTCGTCCTGGCTGTTGAGTCGTTGTGCCAGCGCCGACGCCTCGGCCTTGGAGCTGGCCTTGCGGGCGCTACTGATGGAGAACAGCCCCACCGCAACCGTGAAAACGAACTGGCCGAGGCGGAGCAGGTAGTCGAAATCCATCAATGTTCGTCCTTGTCGTGTAGGTCGATCAGCGCGTTCAGCTGCGCCAGGTTGGCGAGGGCCCAGGCGCCGTAGTCACGCGCATGGGCCAGGATGTCTGCTGCGGTAACGCCGCTTTCCAGTAGTTCGGCGTCAGTGCCGGGGGCGGGCCAGGCCGTTTCTTGAGAGCCGGCGTAGGCTCGGCAGCTGGCTGGAGCTGGGGCGGTGGCTCCAAGCGCTGCGTTGAAGTCGCGCAGCCAGCCACAAGTAATAACGATGCGAGGAGCGGCAACAGGGGCAGCGCCGCGCGCGGGCGTGTATTGGGTCGAGACACGGGCGATGCGCTCCTGTGTGAGTTGCTGCTTGAGTCGGCCGATCTCGTCCTGGGCATCCAGGAGCACCTGCTCGGCCTGGTTGGCGCGCTCCACCTGCTGGCGATAGCGCACCAGGTTCTGTTCGGCGGCGTCGGCGCGCAGGGTCTGGTGCTCCAGGCGCAGGTCGGCCACCACCCTGTCGCCCTCGGCCTTGGCTTTGTCGTAGCCCTCGTCGTACATGCTCGATCCATGCGACCAGAGCAGCCCAGCGAAAACGGCGACCAGCACCAGGTACCAGTGCTCCACCAGCCCACTGAGAAGGGTTTTCATCGCCGCCCCTTACGCCTGAACTTGCGCGGCAGGCGCTGGGCCGGGCGCTCGCGCGGCGGCGGCGATGCGTACAGTTCCCCGGCAGCGAGCCAGTTGCGGGAGCAGGCGGCAGGCGCGCTGGTCGTCAGCGTGGCCAGCAGGAACATCGTCGGGAGTTTCATGGCTGTACCTCTCGGCGCACACGCCAGGGCCCCAGCCGGCGGCCGCGTATAGCGGCTCCCAGCGCAGCAGGATGGCGCGCGGGTAATGGCGGTTCTCGCGGAAGTTGGCAGCCGAGCGGCCGGCGTTGTGCCGCTCGACGGAATCGAACCAGGCCAGCTGATCGGCGCCGGATGCCGAGGCCAACCTGCGATCACGATTCACCCACCCATTGCCGCCGTTGTAGCCCGACAGCACGAAGGCCCAGCGGTCACACTCGCTGATGGCCTGGTTTCTCTCGTACAGCCACAGGTCGAACGCCACCATGGCCCGCAGCGCCCAGCCCGGGTTGTACGGCTGCGCCGGCCCCAGGGTGTTCGGGTAGATCTCAGCCATCCAGTCGGCGGTGGCCGGCATGAACTGCGCCAAGCCCTCGGCGCCGACGCCAGAGCGGGCATTCACCCGCCAGGCGCTTTCCTGGTGCACCTGGGCGGCAAAGGTCGCCACAGGCGCCCCCAGGCCCCACTCAGCATGGGCGGCGCGCACCAAGGTGCGGCGGTGCTGCTCGGCGGCGGTCGGAATGCTGGCGGCATCGGCCTGGCTGAAGAATCCGCCCCAAAGCAGCAACAGGCCGGTAACGACGACACGAAAGATGGTGACCGAGGCTCTCACCCTGATGGGCTTTCCATTGCTGACCAGAGCGCCACCAACGCCGATGGCTGCGAGCACGAGCCAGATGATCTGTGCGGCACCCATGATCAGAGCCCCAGCGTCATGCCGAGGATGCAGGCCAGCACGATCACCGCGCGGCGCATCCATGCGCCAACGATTTGCATGAAGCTGATGCATTGGTGTGGGCGGGCTTGGGCGTAGGGGAACAGCGAGCGGTCGATCCAGTAGGCCAGCGTAGCGGCGATGGTCACCAGGGCCGCCTTGTACAGCACAACCTGGAGCTGCTCGGGGCGAATGAAGTACAGGGCCAGCAGAAGACCAATGCTGATGATGCTCCACAACCACATACGTGGAAGGCGCTGGCTGGGCGTGCAGGACTTGGACATGAGGCTCTCCGCGCTATGTTCGCTGTTATCGAAAAATCTCGGTACATACCGAAAGAGTTCACAGCTTCAACGCGCGCGCGCGCGGAGTAATTTGGACGCGGCAAAAATACATTGCCCATGCAGGAGCGCAGGATCGGCAGCCAAATAAGCAGAGGGCAACCGATATGCAGACGAACGACGCCGACCGCCTGGCGATACTTCGCCAGATCATCGACTACAGCATTGAGAACGGTGAAAGCCTGGCGACCTTCAGGTCACGGGCCGAATCGATATTGCGCGACTTCGATCAACCGCGCAGGAGCCTGCTGGAGCAGGCCCTTGAGTTGCAGCGCGCTGCGCCTGCCAGGCGTGCCGCCGTCGAGGCAGGGGCGCAGCGCAGGCTCAGTCAGGTTTCTTCCCAGGAATCACCCGAGGCGTCCAGCGCGGCGGCGGGGTCGGCTGCTGCCCCTTCACAACCTCAAGCATCCGCGAAAGGGGGATTTGTGTGCCAACCCGCAAATCGTCCCTGGCTAGCACGTCTTCAAGCCTGGCTTGCAGGCCTGCGCGATCAAGCGCGCCGGTATGCAAAAGGCTCATAGCCAGATACTCCTGGGCCTGCATCACCCCTTCGAACATCGTGAACAGCAGGTCCAGGTCTCCTTCCCCGTAGTCGCTCATACAGCCTCCGTGCTATTGCCCCATGATCAGCCTGTACCGCCGCTGATACTCCTCGTAGCTCAGCCCCTGCGTGTTCTGCAGCTCCTGGAGCTGCTGCTCTTTACTGCCCCCCTGCGTAGCAGCTGGCTGTGAAGAGGGCTCCCGCGTTGGGACTGCCTGCCACTTAGTCGGGCTGGGCGCACCCGGCCCGAGCGCTGACAAAATGCGCTCCTCGACCACTCCCTTTGAGTTGCACTCTACCCTTGTGCTTGAGTAGTCCAGCGAGTTGAATCGAGTCTCTACGAAGCGACTATTCACTGTGACCTTCTGCGCACTGCCTTGCGGGCGCACCAGGATGTTGATGCTGGCATATCGGGCAATGGGTTTGAGCAAGCCGGGTGAGCCGCAATCGGCCTGGCCTTCGTCAAAGGTGACCGCCTCAGCGAAGATCACGCCGCTATCCTTGGCAAAGCTCTTCAAGGGGATATTCCGCTCGGCCAGGTAGCTAATCAGCCCAGACCAAACCGTTTCATAGCTCTGGTTAACAAGCCTGCTCCGCTCAACATCGTACTGCCTAGGTGCCGTACCACATCCAGTGATCAACCCCGCAGCAAGCAGGGTAGCTACAGATAAGCGCATCATTCCATTATCCCCACGCACGTTAATCATCATTCGCCGCCTTGGCGTCCTTTCTTCTTCGCACTGTCCCTGTGCGCCAGAGCACTCGCTGTGCTCTCCATGGCTCGTCGTCCTTCCTCGTCCGAGCCCCGATAGTTCTCCAGCAACGCCTTCTCGCGCCGGTTTAGATGGTATTCACCCAGCGGTTCTGCTGCCACGGAATGCGTGACCGGATTTCCTTTTTCGGTCATATGCGGCGTCAACGCCGCATATGACTGATCAGTCACTTTATTAGCGCGAAGCCCAGTAACGACGAAAAGCACATCCATTCCGACCCTGGACAGCGCCTCTAACTGGGCCGCTGTAGGCGATGAAACGCCTTTTTCCCAATCAATGACAGTCCGCTTCGCAGCGCCTGCCACATCAGCCAATCCAGGCTGCGTAAGGCCTAAGCGCTTGCGCTCTTCTTTTAGCCGCTCACCAATCATGCAGATTTCCGCACTTTGCCTTGACAGGTGCAGATATCCGCACCATCATCATCAACACAAACCAAATTCATCTTTGCATCACAGGAGCCACCGCCATGGCCACTGCAACCAAAGCCCTAACCGCCGAGCAAGTGAAGCAGCGCTTCAAGTCGCGCGGCAAAACCATCACTGCCTGGGCCGCGGAGAACGGATACAGCCGCAACGAGGTGTACCGCGTGCTCAACGGCCAGGCCAAGGCTAACTACGGCAAGGCCCACCACATCGCCGTCAAGCTCGGCATGAAGCTCGAAGACCAAGAAGCCTGCGCCGCCTAACCCACGCAACCGCCGCCATGAGGGTCACCGCCATGACCGACAAGCCGCAAATCGCGCTCGAAGAAATCGAGCTAATCCCCCACGCTATGGACGCCTGGCGCGCCGCCCTGGATGCCATGATCGCCTGCGCTCCGGGTGACGAAAACGCCATCGCCTGGCACCTCGCCGATGCCCAGGCCACGCTGGCGACCTGCCTCGACCGCACCTTGGCTACCGCGCGCACCCTCAAACTGGTCGACCGCCTGATGCTCATCGGCGCCGGCCGCATCGTCGGTGACCGCCTGCAGGCTCAAGCCGCCCCTGCAACCGTTACCGCCATCAACCGCCGTGTCACCGCACGCCTGACCGTAGTGGTCAACGGCACCGACTACGACGTATCCGGCATGCCCGGCGTGATGGTGGGCGACATGATCCGCGTCGACCCGAACAACATGCCGCCGGTGGCCACTGGAAACGTTATTGGCCTTGGCTTTCAAGGAAGGCTTGATCCATTCGCTCCCATTCAGCCGCCAAGCCTTGTATCGCCTGGTGCGCCTGCTCAGCCAGCGGATGCTCGCCCCATTGAAACGTCCGTAGGTCCTGCATCAGCGCCTCTGTGTCCAGCCCCAGCGGTGCCAGGCGGCGAACCAGTAGTGCCCATGCATACGTCGTCGCAGCCAGACGCACCTGCAGCTCATCAGTGTTCAGACGATCCCGCATAACCCGTTCCTCGTTGGTGAATGTACCCCAACAAACTGGCCCACTGGTAACGACATTGCCAAGGGTGAAAAAGAGTTTTTGATTGGACGCCGCCGCAAACGGCCCCTCGGAGCCCCATCCAATGACTCGCCGCAATTGGAAACACTGGGTACCGCGCTCGCCAGCCGAGGCAATGGAGGGCTGCGCGCAGCACGCCCTGCAGCGCCGTAACCGCGGCATTGAGCGCTTGGCCTGCGACCACCTGGGCCAGAACAACGCCAGCACCCTCTACAAGTGGATGGGCAACGGGCGCTTGCCACTCAACCTCATCCTGCCGCTGGAGCACGCCTGCGGCCTGCCGCTGATCACCCGTTACCTGGCAGCCGCCCACGGCAAGTTGCTGGTGGACATTCCGGTGGGCAAGGCCTGCAACGCCAGCGACCTGCAGCAGCTGCAGGGCGTGCTGCACAACACCACTGGTGCGCTGATGGCCTTCTACGACGGCAAGCAAACCGCCGAGCAGACCCTGGACGCCATCCGCGCCGGTCTCGAATCCCTCGCCTGGCACCACGGCAACGTCGCTCAGGCGCAAACCCCTCAACTTGACTTTGGAGTGGCTGACGATGAGTAAGGCCATTGAGATCCGCACGCTGCTGGCACGCCTGGACGCACAGGCCCTGGAGCAGCTCTGCCAGGAGGTCGTACGCCTGGACGAAGAGAACGCCCGCCTGCGCGCCGACCTGGCCCGCATGGAGGAGAACGCCGAAGGCTGGCGTGACGAGGCCATAAGCCTGCACGAGCAGTTGGCGACCGCCGTAGGTGGCCAACCCGGAATCAACCAATCCGGCGCCCTGGTCGTCGTCCCGATGGAGCGCTGCGCATGAGCACCAAACGCACAAGCGACAGCGCCCTGCGCGTGCTGCGCGTACTCAACGCGCTGCGTGGCCACACCCTCACCGGGCTGAGCAACACCGAGCTGGCCAAGGGCTTGGGCGAGAGCCCAGCCAACATCACCCGCTACATGGACACCCTCATCGAGGCCGGCTTTGCCACGCGCCTCGACACCGGCCGCTTCGCCCCGAGCATCGCGTTTCTGAAGTACGCCATGGCCACGGCTGAAGAGCTGCAGCGCGGCCAGGCACGTATCACCGAGATCCAGGCGCGCATCAGCGCCCATTAACCGAGGAGCATAACCATGGACTACTTGAAACTCGTCGCCGTATTGCTCAAAGACGAGCCACCGCACAGCACGCCCTTCCGTGAAGGGATGGCAGCAGTGCTGCGCAACCGCATCGATCAAGCCCCGGTCAAAAGCCCCTACCAGCCCGGCACCGTCGAGGACGATGCCTTTTTCTCGGGACGCATGCGCGCCCACAACGAGTTCCGCAATGCGGTTATCGAGGCCGCCGGCAACCGCGAGCAGGCCATCGTACGCCTGCAGCAGCTGGCGGGTCATGAGCGGAGGATTGCCTGATGCCGCGCAAACCCACTGCCATCATCGAACTGGCCGAAGACGACCAGCAGCATGGCCAGGCCCTGCTGGAACGCCAACACCAGGTGGCGACCCTCAGTGCCGAACATGACACCCAGGTGCGCGCCGTCGCTGCGCAGCTGGGCTACCAGCTGCCAGCCGACTGCACCGACCCGGACCTGATCCAACGCGATATCGCCGCCAACATGCGCCGCAGCGTCGAGGCCTGCCTCGAAGTCGGGCGCGGCCTGCGTGTGCTCAAGGAAATGTGTGGGCATGGCAATTTTCTGCAGCGCCTGGATGCTCTGGGATTGGAAGTTCGCGTTGCCCAGCGCTTCATGGAGTCGGCCACACGCTTCGCCAGACTCGGCAACGACTCTGCCCTGACCAAAGCCCTGGGCAACCAAACCAAGCTCTTCGAAATGCTCGTCCTGGACGACGAAGAGATCCAGGAGCTGGAACTCACCGGCCAGACCGGCGAGCTGAGCCTAGACGACGTCGCCACCATGTCCGTTAAAGAGCTGCGCGCCGCCCTGCGCGAAACCCGCGAGGACAAAAAGGCCCTGGCCAAGGTCAACGCCGACAAAACGGTGAAGATCGAAGAACTGTCCGTCGCCCTGGCCAAGAAGCCGCTGGTAGTGGTGGTGCCGATGGACGAGCAGCTCGCCGAGCGCCGCGAAGAGCTGGCCAACAAGGCAACCGCCGCCGAGGCCGCTATCGCGGGTGCGCTGCACCCGGCCGTGCACCTGCTGGTCGAGAAGGGCGAAGAGTCCGGCCTCGACCAGCGCCCGGTCATCGCCGGCATGCTCGCCCAGGTGGAGCGAGCGCTGCTGCAGATCCGCGCTGAATACAACATCCCGGCCGAGCCGACCGCCAGCGTCACGCCCAACTGGATGGCCGACGACAGCGAAGAAGCGGTCAAGGCCGCCCTGGCTGCGGCCCAAGGCGAAGGTGCGTAAGCCCATGAGCGCCGTGATGACTCAACGCCTCGTTGCCCTTGCGCACGAACTGGAACGCTCCACCGCGAGCCGTACAGAACTGTGCCAGGCGGCAGCGGACGATCTGCGCATCTCCCTGGCGACTCTGTACCGGAAACTCAAGGAGGTCACCGTGACCCAGCCCCGTAAGCAACGGGCCGACGCCGGCAACTCAGCGCTTACCCGCGATGAGGCCGAGCTGCTCAGCACTACGCTGATCCGCTCTATCCGTGACAACGATAAACAGCTCAGCACCCTGGAGCGTGCGGTCGAGCGCCTGCGCAACAATGGCAAGATCATCGCCGGCACCGTCAACCCGGATACCGGCGAAATCACCCCCATGTCGCTCAGCGCCATCGGCCGCGCCCTGCGTGCCTATGGCCTGCACCCTGAGCAGCTGCTGCGCCCGACGCCAGCCGTTGAGCTGGTCAGCAAGCACCCCAACCACGTCTGGCAGATCGACGCCTCGATCTCCACTCAGTTCTACCTGGCCGACGACGGCGCCCGCGCCATGAACAAGGCCGAGTTCTACGACGGCAAGCCCGAGAACCTCAAGCGCATCGAGAAGCAGCGCCTGTGGCGCTACGTCATCACCGACCACACCAGCGGCACCCTCTACGTGCACTACGTGCTCGGCGCCGAGAGCGCGGAGAACCTCTGCCACGTACTGATCAGCGCCATGGTCAAGCGCGGCGACACCGACCCGTTCCACGGCGTGCCATTCATGATCATGACCGACCCCGGTGCGGCCATGACCTCCTCGATGTTCCGCAACCTCTGCCGCGCCTTGGGCATCGAGCTGATCATCAACAAGGTCGGCAACGCCCGCGCCAAGGGCCAGGTCGAGCAGGCCCACAACATCGTCGAGCGCGAGTTCGAAAGCGGCCTGCAGCTGATGAAAAAGCCCAGCACCCTGGACGAGATCAACGGCCTGGCCGGGCGCTGGATGCGGCACTACAACGCCACCGCCATCCACACCCGCCACCACCGCGCCCGCTATGCCCTGTGGATGACCATCAAGCCCGAGCAACTGCGCATCGCGCCGCCCGCGGAGATGATGCGCGAGCTGGCCATTGCCGCACCGGAGACGCGCAAGGTATCCGCCAAGCTGCGCGTGCCATTCCGTGGCGCCGAATACGACGTCGGCAGCATCGAGCACCTGCAGGTCGGCGACTCGGTGCTGATCACCCGCAACCCGTTCCGCGATGCCGACAGCGCCCAGCTGGTACTGCGCGGCGAAGACGGTCGCGAGCACTACCAGGTGGTCGAACGCATCGAGCGCGACGACAACGGCTTCGCCGCCAATGGCGCCACCCGCCGCGTGATCGGTGAAGGCCACCAGGCCCTGCCGGAAACCGCCGCACAGAAGGACCGCAAGCAGCTCGACCAACTGGCCACCGGCACCAGCACCGTGACCGAGGCCGAGCAGGCCATCAAAGCCCGCGCCGTGCCCTTCAATGGCGAGATCGACCCCTTCAAGGAACAGGCCAACACCGTCCTGCCGACCTACCTGCCCAAGCGCGGTACCGAGCTGGAAACCCGCGTCACCGTGGCCACGGTCGAGATCAAGCCGCTCACCGTCATCGAAGCCGCCAAAGCGCTGCGCGCCCGCATGGGCAGCAGCTGGAACGCCGAGCACCTGGCCACGCTCAAGGCCGACTACCCGAACGGCGTACCCGAGGCCGAGCTGGACGCCATCCACACGCGCCTGACCGCGCCCGCACGCCCAGGCCTGCGCCTGGCTGGGGGTGAGTGATGCTGCGCCTGAAAAAAGTAATCGCTGATATCGGCAAGGGCCAGGCCGACCTGGCCAGGGCAGTGAAGCTGAGCCCGGCTGCCATCGCGCAGCTGATCAACCACGGTCAGTGGCCCAAAAGCATCGAGCAGGACTCGCTGCAGTGGCAGATCACGGACTACCTGATGAACAACGGTGCGCTTTTCTGCCAAGCGCGCACCGCGTTCGAAGAGATGGAGCCTGCGCGCGCCAACGCGCAGGCCCCTGCAACCCCGGAAACCAATCACGAAACCCAGGAGTGCCCCGACATGCTAATGGCTAAACAAACCCCGCGACCAGACACCAAGCGCACCTTTGGCTTGATGACCGACCCGTTCGGCGATCTGCGCAGCGCCGAAGACATGTACTTCAGTGGCGACATCCGCTACATCCGCGAGTCGATGTACCAGACGGCCCGGTTCGACGGCTTCCTTGCCGTGGTAGGCGAATCCGGCGCCGGCAAAAGCACCCTGCGCCGCGACTTGTCTCACCGCCTGCGCAATGAGCCAGTCATCACCATCGACCCATTCGTCATCGGTATGGAGGCCAGCGAGGTCAAAGGCAAAACGCTGAAGGCGACCCACATCGCCGAAGCCATCATGTACGCAGTGGCGCCACTGGAGACACCGAAGTCCAGCCCCGAAGCGCGTTTCCGCCAGGTGCACACCACCCTCAAGAACTCGTTCGCGGCTGGCAATCGTCACGTGCTGATCATTGAGGAAGCCCACGCCATCCCGGTGCCCACGCTCAACCACCTCAAGCGCATGCGTGACCAGTTCGAGGAAGGCTTCGACAAGCTGCTGTCCATCATCCTGATCGGCCAGCCCGAGCTGCTGAAGAAGCTGAGCCCGCGCAACGCCGACGTACGCGAGGTCGCCCAGCGCGTCGAGATCGCCATTCTGCAGCCCATCCCCAAGGCCGACGTCGAGCAGCACCTGGCATTCCGCGTGGCGCGGGCCAACAAGAAGCTGGACGAGCTGATCGACGCCAGCGGCGTCCACGCCATCGTCGAGCGCCTCGGCAGCTCTGGCAAAGACGGCAGCAGCCAACTCTACCCGCTGGCCATCGGCAACCTGTTCAACGCCGCCCTCAACCTCGCCGCCGAGATCGGCGAAAGCCGGGTTACGGCTGATGTCGTGAAGGGGGTGTGAGCCATGGCCACCAAACAAGAGCGAATCCAGAAGTACCAGGAATACATCGCCCGCGAGACTTCTTTCGGCGTCAAGCACCTGGACTATTTCTGCCCGCACTGCCGCTTCGAGCTGAAGACGCAGCAGCCGTCGGATGGCGAAGCCTGGGACTCCCTGAGTACTTGCCCCAGCTGCGATGGCCTGTTCTACCGCTGGGCGCGCGTTCAGTCGGTCGAGGTGCATGTTGAAGGCATGCGCAAGATGCACAACCAGGAGCTGATGGACCTGTTGATGGATGACAGTCGCCATGGACCTCTGCTGCATGCATTCCTTTTCACCGCCATCGGCCACTACTCCGACGGCATCGCGATATCGCCACCAGGGTTCATGGAAGGCCATCTGGTCGATGAGGAGTCCTGGCGCGCGATCGCCAAGCACGTCGGCGGTTTCATCAAACAGCGTCCGCTGGTGAAGGACGACGAAGACGAGGAGGAATGATCATGTCGACCGCCAAGATCATCCCGCTCAACGCCGAGGGCACTGCACCTCGGCACAGCATGCCACTGTGCACCGTACTCACCCCCGAACTGGCCGAGGGCCTGCGCCTGACCAACGACATGGCCCGGCGCCTGCGCGCCGCCGGCATCCGCGTCGAGTCGACGTCGCCGCTCGACGGCAAGATCTTCATCAACGCCGAGGACTCCGACCAGCTCGCCGCATCGTTCAGCAGCGAATGGCGCAGCCCGAGCTGGAGCACCCACGGCACCAAGACCATCAACAGCGTCCGCCTCGGCGGCTGCTACGTCTGCTGGCTGACGCCGGCAAAGGGGCTGCCGTCATGAGCCAGGCCGAACAACTGCAGCAGGAGCTGAGCGAGATGCGGGAGTCCATGCAGCGCATGGACGATCGCTACAACCAGCTGTCGCTCGCGCTGCACCACCTCACCCATGCCAGCAATCTGCTCTGCGCTCAGATCGCTGTGATGTGCGAGGCCCACATGGCCGGCGATAACGCGCTGGTCCTGCGCCAGGTCGAGCAGTTCACCCAGGCCTACCGCGCCAACCTCAAGCCCGCTGACGGGAGGGTGCATTGATGAACAGCATGACCAAGTCCGCCGTACAGCTAACCGTCGAACGCCGCCTGCGCGAAGCCCTGGAGCTGCTCAAACGCAGCGCCGGCTACGCCTCGGCCTATCCGACCATCGGTGGCCACAAGCTCAACGACGAGATCTGCCGCTTCCGCGAGGCGGTACAGGCCGAACTCGAACACGCCACCCACGACGCCGAGGAAGAAAACCATGGCTGAGCAAATCGAAATCCCTGAAGGCTGGGTGCGCAACGCCGCCGGCGGCCTCCAGCATGAAAGCGAGATCCGCGAGCAGGACAAGATCCGCGACATGGTCGTGATGGGCATCGTCAAGGATGCCGTGCGCCTGCACGAGGAACTCAAGGCCCTCAAGAAGCGCGCCCTGGAGGAGATCGACGACCTGGTCGCGATTGCCGGGCAGAAGTTCGACATGAAGCTGGGCGGGCCGAAGGGCAACGTCAGCCTCATCAGCTTCGACGGTCGCTACAAGGTCAAGCGCATCTATTCCAACGTCAAGACCTTCACCGAAGAGATGGAGGTGGCCAAGGTCAAGGTATTCGAGTGCATCAGCCGCTGGGGCAGGACCGTCAGCGAGGACGCGCATCGGCACCTATTCACGCTGGCCACCAATGCTTTCCGGCTGAACAGCAACGGAGAGATCAGCCTTTCACGCGTCCTAGAGATGACTCGCGTCGATATCGACGACGAGGACTGGAAGCGGGCCATGGCAGCCGTCAAGGACAGCATCATCGTCAACGGCAAAGCCGTTTACATCCAGGTCCAGGAGCGCGTAGGCGAGAAGGCGTACAAGACAATCCTGCTCGATATCGCGGGGGTGTGAGATGGCACTTTCTACCGAAGAACGTACGCACCTGATTGACCGCCTGGATCGTAGCTTCCAGGCCATGCCTCGCTGGGCAAGAACCGCGACCAAGCATGCGATGGGGACTCCCTCGCACCATCCCGTAACCGGCAAGCAGTTCGAGAGCTTCCGCGAGGTCATCGAGGCTGCTGCCGACGAGACACTGCTGATCCTCAAGGAGGACTTCGAGGACAACGACGATCTGGCGCCGGAGGTACTGCAATGAGCCTACTTCACGGGAAAGACACCGAAACCACCACGCTCCTGGGCGTCATCCAGGCGGCGGAAGCCAGCGAGCAGAACGCATTCGAGGTCATCCGCCTGGAACTCGATAGCGGCCGCGAAATGATCCTCCTCGCCGCTGTTGGTGACGACCTGGACGCCACCGGCCGCGTGCTGGAAGCGCTGCAAGATTTGCAGGAGGTGCGCTGATGGGCCATCCAATTTTCAAGGAAGCCCCGTCAACGGACATGACCAAGCCCCAGGAGCGCCAGGCCGAGCTGGATGCCAAGATCGCTGAGTACCTGGCCAAGGGCGGCGAGATCCACGCCTTCGACAACTTCCGCCGCCCGGTGGAAAGCGGCCCCTGGCGCTCGAAGTCGATCCACCCCGAGCAGCAGAAGCCCGCACAGGCTGCGCCGGTCAAAGCGAAACCGGCCAAGCCTGCCGCCCCGGTGAAGGCCAAGCCGGTAGCGGGGCAACCAGCCCAGCCCGTGGTGGTGGCCACCATCGATGTCAGTGCCGAGCTGCGCGCGCTGCGCAAGCAGTCGGCAGCGATCAAGCGCTGCCTCAATCGTCTGAGCTGCTCTGCAGGTGGCCGCGCATGAGCATCTCGAAAGGTGTACTCAGCAAGATCCACATCGCCAAGCAGCAGCTGCGCATGGACGACGAAAGCTACCGCGCACTGCTGCGCCGCGTGGCTGGCGTTGAATCCTCGAAAGACCTCAACACCCGTCAAGCCGGTCGGCTGATGGTCGAGCTGGAGCGCCTGGGCTTCAAACCTAAGCCCAGCAGCAAGGCCAAGGGCAAACCGCACAACGCCCAGCAGCTCGGGCCGCGCATCGACAAGATTGAGGCCCAGCTCGCTGACATGCGCCTGCCTTGGGCCTATGCCGACGCGCTGGCCCGGCAGATGTTCAAGGTCGAGAAGGTGGCATGGCTGAAGAAGGCCGAGCAGCTCGATGCCCTGATCGCCGCGCTGCACGTCGAGCAGGAGAAGCGCCAGCTGCTCGACCAGGTGGAAACCCTGTGCAAGCGCCTCGGGGTGGACACTCCAGAACGCCTGGAGGGTTTGGAAGAACTGCCCGAGGGGTGGCGCAGGCAGCGTCCGATCCTCAAGGCCCTTGTGGAAGCCCTGAATGCGGCGGTCAACGCGCAGGAGGGCGACTGATGCAGCTGCAATGCCCATGCTGCGGCGAGCAGTTTCCGATCGAGGCCGGCTTCGCAGACGCGGACGGCAAGAAGCTGGCGGCAATGCTCGCCGGCCTCGATCCTAAGCTGGGCCGGGCAGTGCTCAACTACCTGCGCCTGTTCAGCCCGGCCAAGCGCGGCCTGCGCATGACCCGCGCCATCAAGCTGCTGGAGGAGCTGCTCGACCTGGTCAACGCCGGCACGGTGCAAAAGGACGCCCGCACCAACGACTCCAAGCCGGCGCCGCCCAGGATCTGGACGGCCGGCATCGAGCAGATGCTGATCGCCCGCGATCGCCTGTCGCTGCCACTCGATAACCACAACTACCTGCGCACGGTGGTCTACGGCATCGCCAGCGACCCAGTCCAGGCCCAGGCGGCGCAGCTGGCACCGACCAGGCCGATGACCGCCGCCAGTGTGGCCACCGTGCAACAGGTACTGCAGGAAGCGGTCAGCCGCATCAACGCGGACGAGCGGCTGGGGCTGATTGATAAAGAGGAAGCCGATCGGCGTCGCCAGGCGGCAAGGGGGAACGCATGACTACAAAGCCCAGCGCAATGGCGCAGAAACGCCACGAGCTATTGAGCGACATCGCCGACCATGTGTCTGCGGTAATCAAGGAGCATGGTATCGACCTGGCGGTGGCCGAGCAGGCCGGGGCTGCGGTCGTCGAGCATCTGTCGAATACCTGGGCAGGTTCGTGCGTAACGTTTCCGAAGGATTTCCGCTGGCGGATCACCCAGCGGGATCTGGAGATCTTGGGCAAGTTCAACGGCCGCAACCACCACGCGCTGGCCGTTGAGTACGACATGACAGAGAATGCGATCTACAAGCTGCTCAAGAGAACGCAGGACAGGAAGTTCGACCAGGACCAGCACAAAATCGACTTCGGCGGCGGCCTGTAA